TCTTAATACGCTGACAACACGGAGGGGTCGCGAAGCCCCCCGCTAGCACATGAACAGTTTCTGGGATAAGTGTGATAGTAACAACTCCTGTTCGTAACGAGTTGCTAGCCAAATTTGACAATTCTTGGTATATCTATTCTTAGGCCTGTGCTTATAAGCCACGAATAGTTTGAGGGTTTCGAGGAGGTCGGGATGGACACATCGAGTCTGCATAGGTATCGACCCTGTGAGGTAGTCGATGCGAGCTGCAAGGTGCCAAGTAGGGTTGAACATCCTAAGTCTGCTCCAGGATCTCGGGTCATATTGCCTGATGAAGTTCAGTAATCCGCCCTTGACCCCTAGTCGCTTATAGTCCCTCACCAGCACTGCGAGCCTCGGGCACGAATTGAATAAGGACATCCTCGATCTGAGCAACTTCATGAAGCTACGGTAGTTCTCTGGGGTCAAAGCCGACAGAGTCATTTCATCCTTGAACCGGTCAACTAGCTGATAATAAGATCGCACCTTCGGTCTTGCATTCCTGACCTCATCTAACCATACGCGTCGGGCCTCTGACGAAGCGCTTCTTACACTGTCAGCAAGCACAGTACTCTTGAGCTCACTCAACCCAAGCTTGATAGCCTCCCCACGTGCCAAGCTCAGACCGTATTCCTTCAAAGCGTAGCTTGATATGAGGTCGGCTCGCCTCTCGTTGGTGCCGATGAACGTTACGTCTATGTCCGGTTCTCTCAGTGGTCGGGAGTCACTCATCAAAGTTAGTCCAGTCGGGAGTGGGTCCAGACCCAGCCCACCTGCATGCAAGGGTAACATCGTAAATGCAACAGGTAGGTTGTGGTTCCTACACCATACACGCTTCAACGAGTCCCAGACAGAATCAATAGCCTCATGTCTACTAGGTAGACGGCGTCTTAAAGTCTTGATCGACTCGTAAATTGCCCGTATTACTCTGGTAGTCGACCAGCCCGAATCAGCGGTTGGCAAGTCACTCGTTATGCCGCGCAGTGCCCTCGCAGGCCAACCCGATACCTTGTCTGCAGTGAACCATTGGCGTAGAAACTCCATCTTACCACCCCTCCCGTTGGCGCCCGACTCACCAGGCCTCCTGCCCTGAAGAGCGAACTTACCGACACCACCTTCCACACCCGTGACGGCGTACGCTGCATTCATAAGTGCGCCGGTCGCCCAGTTAGGCACGTAGATAGCGCTGTCATCTCCGTTAATGAAATTGACTACGTCTACCGTCTGTACCCCGAGCCTCTGCAGCGTAAGCAGGCATATCTTGGTCATCGTGTAGTTCCAGAAGTCGCCAACATCCGAAGTAACAGGTAACCCACTCATTAAGCCGCCTGTTATCTCGAACTCTCTCCGCTCATCGCCATCTCTCGCAAGCAATATGGCGTTGTCGAACCCGGCTATAAAACGGCGCTTCAGATCGGCCCACTCCCCCACATCCCTGTCGGATACGTTGACTACCCCACATTCAAAGTATATATCGCATATATCCTTGATCTGCTCGGTAGTTGGCTGGTGATCGAAGGCCTTGTAGTCAAAGGCTAACGTATAGTGAGTCTTACATAGGTTGGTCATTCGCGTAAGCCGGTCTAGTTTCTGCCTGAATGATTCGCCGCGAGTTAGACCCTCGATCTTGTACTTAGCCCTACCCGTGCAGTAGGTCAAGTAGGCGCCCACGATATACGTGGCCAGATCCCCGGCTACAACCATCCTAACTTTACCAGTCTCTGGTTTCGTTACGGCGTAGTTAGTTTGACGACCCAGATTACGGCACGCTTCGTATATCTCGTCGATAGATAAGACGTCAGTCACTGTGTGCTTGTTACACTTTACCTTGAATATTTCGCCTCTTATCTCGATTTGGTACTTGCCCATGGACGACGACCCTGCAGTTTGCCACACTCCTGACTCTATATACTCGCGCAAACTCATAGATTCAACTCGGTCCGGGACTAGACTAACGAACTCCTTGAAATAATCCCGGAACGTTCTGCCGTATAGGTTAAACTCCAGCCCACCTTGGGCAAGTGCCTCTGCCTCCTGCATCACATCGAAACCTGGAAACGGTAGATTCCTAATACCCGTTAGTACACTCAACTCGGCTAGTGTCTCACTTTCCGGCACGTCTATTTCCTCTACCTTTACGCAAGTGTTGAGCCATTTAGCACAGTTTATGAAGTCGTCAAGCGAGCCGCCAAAGGCGTCCAACTCCGACATCCGCTGCCACCATACCTCACCGAGAATATATCTAGCGCAGATCACATTTATGCAGTATATATAGTCGGACCCCTTCCCAAGCGATGCAATCGTATCAACCAAGATACCCATCGTCTTTGTCCTCGACGCGTGGTAATACCAGTCTTCGATCCTCGTTCTTCTCAATCTACGGTCTGCTTTCGACCTGAAGGGAAATACCTCTTCGAATCTGTCCTCTCTCTCCC